TGGAAACATATAATCCAAAAGGGAACGGTTACTGGGCAAATCAACGACGCGCACGATAGCTATATCATTAACTTCATCCAAAAACACATTAACTCCGTAATTTAATGTAATAGTGCGACGTGCACCAACAGCTGATTCAGGAGAACATTTTGATAGAAACATTGAGTTAGGTCGACGCTGGAAAAAGTGTGCATTAGTCAAGTACAACTGCCCTCCAATAGCTAATATACGACCGAAACACATAGGACTTGCACCCCCTTGCACAGTCATAAAGAAACAGTTACGGGAGAAAAGATCCAGCTGTTCATCAACCGACAAAGCACCTCGCGAAATAATCGCGGGTGTTAAATCAATATTGCTTAAAACTGGTCTTTCTTTCCAGGTCCAAATATTGGAACGCTCCTTATGAGGTTTTGGAACATTAGAAGAGAAGACGCCTCCCATAACGGGAAAAGCCGAGTCAGTGGAAACAGGGAAATCTCCATCTTTTCCCGAGTCACGCGCTTCAATAGCATCATCTGAAATAGGAGTAGCTGTTTTACTCTTCTTCTTCTTCCTTTTCTTCCTTCCAAGAAAGCCATTTGGGAACAGCGCACTCTTACTCAATCTATAAATCAAAGCAACTATCGCGATTCCAACAAACAATTTCGCTATTCTTTTGACAGTACCAATTGGATAGAAGAAACTATGCATTCGTCTAGCAGCGGCGCTGAAAATAAAATTGGCAATGGCATCACTCATCCTAAAACAGAGCCACGGTATCACTGGAACTTTATACGTTTTGGCTAGATTGCCACAGCTGCGCAAACTATTCCATACAGCTATAATAAACCAGCCCCACAATAGAGCTATCCAGCCAGTATTGACACTAATCGTTTGATCAGCTGGAACTATAGCATCTTGACGCCGACGCTCCATAACTGAATACTGAAAAACTACTGGAGGTGCTGGTGGTGCTGCAGGTATAGTGCACGTAGCAAAACAATTGCGACGATCGCTATAACAATTGGTGCAAATCTCCACATTAGCATATGAAGAAATAGCACTACGCATAGTAGATACGTCGGCGTAATATTGCTTGATCGCCAAACCATACCACTGCATAAATTCTGAAACCTTGTCAGTCACAAGAACCGTTTCAAAAGCGGCGGCCACCCTATGGGCGGCAGCACCAACACGTGGTCCTGGAACAGTTCGTTCCACAGTGAAACACCAATAATCATCATAAAAACCATCACCACCAGGGAGATTGGTGGTATCCAACATAGGATTAGTGTTATATAAACTGGTTTTAGTATACTCCGCTTTCGGTGCAACAGTAATCACATAAGGAAAACGTCGTTGCACTGCTATTGGCACAGAGAACCACATAGAAGCGTTTAAATCCTTCACATTGGTTGAGGCTAAAAACAACTTTGGACAAACCGGATAGCGACCCTTGCGTTCTAGCTCAGCCTGAGGAGGAGTCCAAGGCATGGGGTTAACTATCCGTATAATCTCATCTAAAGTGGGATCCTGCATAGCTTTTGAGGGCAATGCAACTGCTACATCATCCAAAACAATACACCACTGATAGGAATTAAAACCACTCCAATATTCATCAGCAACGCTACGCGTGTACATGTATG